CCACCTGAGGTGGAAGGGCCGGGTGACCTTGTGCCCGTCTCCTGCGGCCAGATACCGCTGGGCGTCAGGTCCCAGTCGGCGGTTCAGGGTTCTGGCCGATCATCTCGAGGCGCTCGTAGAACTTGTCGTCCAACCAGACCTGCTTCAGGTGATTGGTGCGAACACCGGTGTGGACGTGGATCGGGATGCCGAGTGCGCCGGCCCTCGAGCAGAACGAGAGATCCTCACCGATCGACGAACCGAGAGAAGTGTTGAAGACGGGCGAGTACCAGGTGCGCCCGTATTCGGCTTCGACCTTCTCGAACACGGACCGGTGAATGATGAGGAACGCGGAGCCGGTGCCGGCACACTGGGTGACGGTGTCGGCTTCCCATTCCTGTCGGGTCCAGAAGCCCTGTTGGCCGTTCGGGAGTTGCACCCAGTCGAAGATCGTGCTCGTCGGTTGGACCGTGTACCCGCCGAGACCATCGAGCGCGACCTCGCGCATCGCGAAACAGAGACCGCCCATGATGGGGCGTTCGTCCGGGTCGGCGGTTTCGAGGAGCCGGTCGACACTGTCGGCTGCGAAGCCCATGTCGGTGTCGACCCAGAACAGCCAGTCGGCTTCGCACTGGGTGAGGAACGCGTTGACGGTGTCGTTGCGGGCCTGGACGATTCCGCCGGTCCCGTATCGGGTGGCGAACCAGCCGCCACCCATGACGTGCTGGTGGTGGTTCAGGTCCCATGCGATGAGGGACTGCATGGACTGGTGCCACGAGTGGGCGACTTCTGCGCCGTGCACATAGGCGACAGCGACCTTCGTCTGCTTGGCTGCGGGTACCGCGCGCCCCTTGGGCTTAGCCACGCTTCGTGGTGCGCTTCTCGCCGGGGGCCTTCGATGCCTGCTCGATGACAGGGGCGGCCGGAATGGTTCGGCGGATCCGTTCGGGCTGGGCTCCGAACAGGTCGGGCCTGGCCTTCACGAACGGGTCGTTCGCGGCCCACGGTTCCCCTTCGACGACTCGGATGATGAGTCCGGTCTGCGGGTCCGTGGTGGAACAGGTGGATAGTGCGAACACGATCGGTTCGGACATGGTGCCTCCGGGAAGGTTCCCCTGGCCGGGTCGGCAGCCATCGACCTGACCAGGGGAGAAGTGGGCTGCGGCTGCGATGGGTCAGGGGACCGGACCCGTAGGTCCGATCCCCTTCACCATCAGAGGGTGGTACCGGATCAGGTGTTCTGGAGGATCCGGAAGCCGTTGTCGTTCACGCTGTCGAAGCCGTGACGGGCCGTGGCGAAGAAGCCACGCTGGTTGGTGGGACGGTTGTTCGTGACGTCGAACAGGTGCGGGATGAGCTCGACGCTCATGCCGGCCCGCTGGGCGACGACGAAGTTCGAGAAGTCACCGACGACGAGGATGTTCGCCTGGGTGGTGACACCGGTGAACTCCGGCGCGTAGTCCGTCGTGTAGACCGGACGACCGAACAGCGTGCCGATGCCGGCAGCCGAGAGGTCGACGGTGTAGTACGAACCCGGACCCGAGGTCGCGAAACCACGGACCTCGTTCTCGACGTCGGTGTGCATGATCCACGACGCGTTGGCGCGGTACCGCTCGGGGAGCGCCTTCCACGTCTTGAGCACGTCGACCGCACCGAACGACCCGTCGGTGGTCACGACGACCACGACGTTGGTGTTCGACTGGAGGGCCGAGAAGATACCGAACGGCTGCGAGGAGCCGGAACCGGTGATCGTCTGCGACGCCACGAGGTCGATGTACCCCTGGTCGAGGAGCGCACGCATCTCGGCGGCGAAACCGACGTAGTCGGCACCGATCTCCGCCGAGAACGGGATGAACCCGCGGGCCGTGTAGACGGGGATGTTCGGCTGGGCGAGGGGCGGAGCGTCGTCCGACACGGCCACGGCCTCACCGTCGTAGGACCACGAGGTGCCCGCCGACGAGACGCCCTTCCACTCGTCCGTGGTGATCGTGATGACCCGGGCGAGGTTGAGGACCGGGGCCGCAGCGGCACCGCTCGTCAGGATGATGGAGGGGTCGATGAGGACCGGGATGCCGAAGCCACCGGCGGTGTCCACACCCTCGCTCATCGCACGGAACTCGTTGATCGCACGGACCTCGTCCGCGTCGAACGCGGGCACCGGCTGGCTGATCGCCTTGGCGAACGCCGAACGGTACGCGTCGGACTCGGTGACGAGCATCCGCTTCGCGATCACGCCACCGTCGGTGTACGCGGTCTTGGTGCGGAGGAGCTGGTCGACGTGGTCCTCCTGGTGGGCGGCGAGGCCACGACCCTCGGTCTCGAGGACCTTCAGGGCCGCGTCGCGCAGCTCACCGCGGGAGGCGGAACGCAGGTCGAGCGCGGAGGGCTCGACTCGCTTGAGGATCGTCGGGCTGTCGATGCCGGCGTGACGCTCGGTCGCAGCGGCCTTGGCGGCCTCGATGCGGGCGGCGCGGGCCTCGAGCTCGTCGAGCTCGGCCTTGCGGGCCTCGAACGCCTCGAGGGCCGCGGTGAGCTCCTCGTCGTCCTCGGGGGTGATGTCGTCGATCTCGGAGAGGCGGACCACGGTGGACCGGATCTCCGCGACCTGGGCACGGAGTTCGTGCAGGTTCATGGGATCTCCTAGTGAAGATGGAGAGCGGCGAGGGCTTCTCGCTGGGCTCGGGATCGGGGTTGACGCTCCGAGTGCGTGGTCTGCGAGTCGGAGTCGGTTGATCCCGAGTGGTCTGCGACCGGGTCGGGATTTGTGGCGAGCGACTTGACGTCGGTGCCAGTTGCGAGGATCCGGGCGAGTTCGCTGCGGACCTCAGGGTCTTGGAGCGCGTCGAGCGCCTGTCGGGAGCGTACACCGACGGTCGTCTGCTCGTAGGCGGGGAACACGACCGGACCGACCTCGTAGAGTGCGATCTCGTTGATGGTGCGCTCGAGCATTCCGTCCTGACCTCGGACGACCTTGTCGCCGTTGGCCGGCACGGAGAATCGGAAGCTCATGCCGTTGATGGCACCGTCTCGGATCGCGTCTCGGACGGGCTCGACGAGCCAGTTGTCGGAGAGTCGGGCCTTGACCTTGAGGCCACGCTCGTCCTCCACGATGCTGGTGATCCGACCGAGGGGGATGCTGCCGATCAGGGGGTGTGAGCCGTGATCGAACTGGAGGACCGGCATCCGCTGCCCGAGGGTCCGCTTGAACGCACCCGGCGCGATCCGCTCACGGAACGTGCCTTCCCACGAGTCGATCTCGGTCCACTCGTTGAACACGGCCGCATACCCGGTAAGGGTCAGACCGTCCTCGGACGGGGCGGCCCGGAACTCGACGGTACGCGACAGGTTCTCGCGAGTCAGCGTCGGCACAGTGTCGGTGTCGATCTCGGTGATGATGTCCAGATCGTCCATTCGTTCGTCCTCGGTGTCGGCCGCGATAGCAGCACTCTTCGACTCGAACCAGTTGCGAGCCGGTTCGGGATCCGTCGGGTCGATGCCCCAAAGATAGTGCGCGACTGCACCGTTACCGGGCCATCCGTCCGCATCCGGATCAGTGTTCTGGTCGGCCTCGAGGTCGATCGCGTGACGAGCGGCCCAGGCGTTCGCCCGAATCACCTTGTCCTCACTGATCTGACCATCGGCCATCAGTCGGGCCTCTCGGATCGTCCGGTCGACGAGGCCGTCCCCGCCGTACCCTTCGGCCCGCAACTCGAGACCGCGCGCAGCCGCATCCCGAATGTATTGGGGGACATCGAGGTTCACCGCGCGCGTCCCGTACTCGGCAATGTTCAGGGCCGTCAGATGGTCCTCGGCTTCGGCGAGCGTGACATGACAACCGCCCGGGACGATCTCGTCGGTGTCGTCCTTGACGACGGCATACCCGTCGCAGCCGGGCTGGTCGGACTCGATGTGCCAGGGCATTAGACCGCAGTGTCCGGAACGATGACCTGGTCGGGGGCCGGCGGCTGCAACTGGACCGAGTAGAGGCCGGTGTGCTCGAGCACGGTGAAGTCGCCGGTCGTCACGGCCCGCACTGCCGAGTCAGGCACGAACCCGCCACGGATCAGAGCCTCGATCGTCAACGCATTCCGAGACTGAATGTCGGCCGCATCCTTCACGTCCTCCTGGAGGAACAGGACATCTCGATCATCGAACCAGAGTCGGGCTCCACCGTCGGGCGGCGGCACGAGATTCTGGAGAGCGCCACAGGCTGCTCGCCACAAGGGTCGGAGAGTCCCATCGGCGAATCGGCGACGCGTCGCCGTGTAGTTCCCAGCGTTCAACGCCGACCCGGCGAGACCCTCACTGATACCGACGATCGAGGCCGGCACACCAGCGGCCGCAGCGATCCGAGTTTCTCCAGCACCCTGCACGGCCTTCATCGCGATCTGCTCGAAGTTCGATCCGACGATCTTCGCATCCGCCCCACCACCCAGGTACAGGGTCTTGTAGGCGTTGCCGATCCCACGGTGCCGGGCCTCCATGCCCTCTCGGAACTTGTCGAACGCTTCCTTACTGATCGACGGATCGAACGAGACGACCATGTTCGGGGTTGCTGCGTTCGACATGAACGCCGACTTGTAGTCAGTCAACTGACCATCGACCTGCACATCCTGAATCACCGCCGACAGCCAGGACTGGCCGAGGTACGGGGACAACGGGGAGGCGAGCGGCTTGTAGTGGCAGATCTGCGACGGCTCGAAGAACGCGAGCTCCTCGTGCTGGTCATCGACCAGGCTGTATCCGACGAGCCGTTTCCCGACAGTGTTCGCAGTGATCCGATCCTCCACATCACCGGTGACGATGATGATCTTGGCCGGATCCAACCGGATCAGTTCATTGTTCGCCCGAATCCAGTAGGAGTTTCCGAACAAGCTCGCATCGGCTTCCATCCGAGCCAACAGGTCACCGGTCGTAGCCGACGGCCACGGACGCTCGAGGATCGTCAGATCCGGAGTGCCGAACATCTCGCCCGGCCGGCTCGCCGAATACCGCTGGAACGTGAACCGGGCCTCCGAGAACACCAGCATCCGAGCATGGATGCACGCTGCGACGATCGGATTCCGAGCACCCTCGAGCGCAGTGAGTTCCGGAATCGACCCAGACGGGGCGACGTACTGGATCCCGTTGAACCCGAACCGAGTGAACAAGTCCTGATACTCGGTCATCGACAGGCCACGCGACTCAGACCCACGCGAGATCAACCGTCCGAGCATTAGCCCTCACCATCCATCACGCGTCGAACCTTTCGAGTGCCAGACCGAACAGGACCAGCAGAACGCCAGCAACAACGATCCCAGCCCACAGGGCCAGCATCCCGACACCGAATGCGACAGCGAGTCCGCCGATGACCTCGAGGATCGTTGCCAGAGTCATCTTCCTCAATCCCACGCGACCCACACTTCATTCGACCGTGCGTTGGCTGCCGATGTCGCCCGATCGTATGCGAGCGTGACCGCCATCAGCGGGCTGATGTCCACCGACGTATCCGACCGAGCCCAAGCCCACGCGTCACCCGCCGAGCGACGCCTGGCCGCAGCGATCGCCGCGTCAAGCAGTTCGGAACGTCGGATCTGGATCTTCCGATCCGATACTGCATCGTAGAACACGCCGCACGCATTCGCGACCTGTCGCGTCAACAAACGCTCCACCCGGACACCGCCACCATCCAACGCGTCCATCAACGAGCCGGCCGGCCCATACCCGTCGAGAACGATCGGGGCATCCCACTTCAACGCCAACTCCCGCAAACGGTCCACCGTCCACGAGACACCAGGCCGATGATCCACCACCTCGCACCGGCCATCCGTATCAGCGACCGCGATCGACGCAGCCGACCGATCCGGAGTCACATCCACAGCGAACACGAACCGGCCCTCCGGCTTCACCAACGGATCACACACCCGATCCCACACAGCCACCGGAATCACCCGCTCATCCGATGTCGTCTGCTGATTCAACCACGACCGTCGAAAATCACCCTCCGACATCGTCGCTCGAGCATGACGCACCACCTCCTCAGTGATCGTGTGACCGAGCGCCGGCATACACGACCACCAGGTGCCCGGATCGTCGATGTCCTGATCCTCACTCGCCGACCATTCGAAGTAGGCAATCCCCGTCTGCTCGCCCGCAGCCGACGCCGCCCGACCGGCCTGCACCTTCCGATTCAGATAGATCGACGCCTCCGTCCCAGCGGTCGAGACCACGAGGATCTGAGCGGCCGCCCGGGTCGCCATCGCCGGCAACAGGGCCTGCTCCCGTCGGTCATCCGCATCAGCGAACGCCTCGTCAATGATCCCGAGGTCAATGGTCCGACCGTGACCGGCCGACTCCGACGTAGCGAGCACGTCAATCCTCGACCCGTTCTTGAACGTGATCGCCTCGTTCGCAGCACCCCGAAACACTCGCTCCACAGCCACCCGCACCGGGCTCGCCATAATCATCGGAGCCTGATCGTCAATCAGTTTCCGACGGGCATCCCACCCGGTCTGAGCCGTGTACGCACACCGCTGCGCCTGAGCCCACCGCAACACCCGCTGCAACTCCCACCCCAGGACGAGCGTCGTCTTCCCGGACTGGCGAGGCACCGTCACCACGACCTCCCGATACGCCGGGAGACCCGTCACCGGATCCAACTCGAGACCGACATCAGCGACCAACCGCTGCCACGGCATCAACTCATGCCCGAGCTGCCGGGCAATCGCAGCGACCTCAGGGCCGAGACTTGGCCGCTCGAGGTTGCGGGGCGTCGCCCACCTCGGCAGACAGTCCAGCGATGAGTGCCGCGAAGTCGTCCGTCCCATGATCCCCAGCCT